TAAACCTTCAGATCCGATATCGGATCGTTGGAAGATCTTAGCAGGTATTAAATAAAAGGAGATTAATAAAATGTCTGTATTACAAAAGTTAACTGAAGGTATCGTTAACAGAGATCTCCAAAAGGAAGGTACTGCCCTACTTAACAAGTGGGACAAGACTGGCCTTTTGGAGGGTATCGATCAAGATCACCTTCGAACAGGAATGGCTGTTCTCTTAGAGAATCAAGCCAAAGAGCTTCTTCGTGAAGCTTCTACAATGGCCGCTGGTGACGTTGAGGGTTTTGCTGCTGTAGCATTCCCCCTTGTACGTCGCGTTTTCGGTGGCCTCATTGCTAATGACCTTGTAAGTGTTCAGCCTATGAGCTTACCCTCTGGACTGATTTTCTTCATGGACTTTCAGCACACTAACACCCGTTTGGGTGCCACCGGTGGAGCGTCTGGAGATTCGCTCTATGGCGGTGGAGTCATTGGTCAGCAGTTAACTGGTGGTGTAAGCCTTACCGGTAATAACGCTGAGAAAGGTTTTTATAACCTTAACAATGGCTATTCTTCGCCAACCGGATCCGTCACCAATGTCAGTCCTCAGGGACTCACTCAGTGCGCGGCCGGAACTGTTGGTCTAACGGACTCGACAGATTTGATGAACAAGCTTTGTCGATATGACACCGATCTTAGTGGCTCTACATGCGTTGTTGTAGTCATGTCAGGTAGCTCGAATATTTCTCAACTTAATGTTGATAATCTGGTAGCTATCAACCTCTCGGGTACCCTCGGTACCAATAGATTGGTTAGGCGTTTGACGCAGATTCACTCTGGTTCGACTGCAGATGATGATCCATCCTCTGCAAATTTCCAATTGCAGCTAGTGTTCGAAGCCGGTACTGGTATTGCTGAAGGGACTCTTAGTGCCTCTGTAGCAGCACGTACCTCCGAAGCCGGTGTGGGACTTACGTTCCCGATTTCTGATAACTTCAATAACGTTACAGAAACTCCGGGCCGCGGCCTAGGCGCCGTCGTCGGTGCTGACACCTGGGGTCTTGAAGATGACGCGTTCATCCCCGAGATCGACATTAAGGTTGACAGCGTATCCGTCACGGCCGTCACCAAGAAGCTCAAGGCGAAATGGACCCCTGAACTTGGTCAGGACCTCAACGCCTATCACAACCTCGATGCAGAGGTAGAGCTTACTGGTATTCTCTCTGAGCAGATTGCTCTCGAGATTGACCGTGAGATTCTTGAGGACCTTATTAAAGGTGCTCAGGCTGGTACCTATTACTGGTCCCGTAGTCCTGGCAAGTTTGTGCACCGCACAGCTGGCCACGAAGTTGGTGCGACTACCGTTGCTCCCGACTTCACCGGTACGGTATCCGAATGGTACGAGACCCTCGCTGAGACGATTAATGATGTATCTGCCCAGATTCATCGTAAGACTCTCAGAGGCGGTGCAAACTTCGTTGTTTGTGGCCCTGAGGTTGCCAACGTACTCGAGTTTACTAGCGGCTTCCGAGCCGATGTAACCGGTGACGTTGACCGTGGTACTGTAGGCGCTGTAAAGACTGGTTCTCTCAGCAAGAAATGGGACGTCTATGTTGACCCCTATTTCCCGAGAAACTTGATTCTTGTAGGCCGTAAAGGTGGTTCGTTCCTTGAGAGCGGCTATGTTTACGCTCCTTACGTGCCTCTCCAGGTTACCCCGACAATCTTCGGTATTGAAGACTTCGTGCCCCGTAAGGGAGTCATGACTCGATATGCCAAGAAGATGGTGCGACCTGATTTCTATGGCCTCGTTGTAGTCCAAGACCTTTTGGGTTAATTCTCAAAATAATTCTTAAATAATATTAAGAATGTGTCTATAAAAAGGCCCCGGGTGAAAGCTCGGGGCCTTCTTTTTAACATCGAGCAGACTACTTATAAACACGTACAAGCGGCTTGTCCGCAAGTCCATTAATTTTTATAATATAGGAGGAAAATATAATGGGTTCTAAAAGAGCAATAAATTTACTAAGAAGGGGTCTTAAAAACCCGATAAAGGTTACAAGTCAGGTCAAAGACTTTACTTATATCACTACCGCTGCGGGTAATCATGACCTTACCGGAATGAGCGCAGGTGATCATACTATTTTGATTAACGCTGCCAAGGCAGATGGGACTTACATCGCCCTTCCCGAGGCAACCACGAGCAATGGTGGTATGCACATTAAAGTAGTGTTTGGCATCGCAGTCGCAGATGACTTCGCTGTGGGCTTTACCACAACCAATATCATCGGTGGCGCAACTGCGATTGGTGATACTGACGAGGCAAACTCTCCCACAGACATTGGAATTGCAATCGCTGACGTCGGAGATACCTTCAAGAGTGTCCGGTTTAATCTAGACACTGTTGCTGCAGCCGGCGGCACCGGTGGTACAGTCTTGGATTTCTTTTATCCAGGTGCTGCAAACGTGGTTCTCTACAGAGGAGACTTGATCTCTGAGATTGATGATCCAACATTGACTGGTCACTTCGTGACTACTGTAGTTACTTCGTAATCATTGTTTCTTAATAATTTTTAATTATTGACCCCCGCCCCTAAAAAGGCGGGGGTTTTCTTTTCATGACAAACTATTTAATATGTATAGGAGAACATAATGAATGGCAGTCCCAACTTTAACACCGTCAAGTGCAACAAGCGCTATAAGACTTCCAGCAACAGGCAGCACTAGTAATGTTTCCTCGTCGATGTCATTTGGTATGTACTTACTTGGCGACGGGATAGATGATTTTAAAGCCGGCGCCGTTGATCAAGTAGCTTATACTTACAAAAAATTAGGCGGAGACGTCTTAGATATAGAGCTTACAGAAGGCAATGTGTATGCAGCCTATGAAGAAGCATGCCTAGAATATTCATACATCGTCAATATACATCAGGCAAAAAATTCTTTATCTTCAATGCTTGGTGGTACAACAGGTAGTTTTGATCAGGATGGAATTATAAAATCTGGCAGCATTAACACTGCTACTGGTAAAGAACTAAGTGGTTCGAACGTTGCCCTTAAACTTCCCAACATTGAATTTTCATACGCAAGACGTATTGGAGAAGCCCTCTCAACCGAGACTGGTGTTGGGGGATATGAAACGGTTTATTCTGCTTCTTTCAGTACGATTGTTGACCAGCAAGATTATGATTTGCAAGATATTGTGTCCACAGCTGCGACCTCTGATTCATCTGTCCCTTTTTATGGTAAGGTGAACAACAGTAAAGTACTAATAAAAAAGGTGTTTTATAAATCACCTCAAGCTATGTGGAGATTTTATGGTTATTACGGGGGGTTGAATACTGTAGGCAATCTTCAGAATTATGGTCAATGGGCCGATGATTCTCAGTTTCAAATCGTACCGGTGTGGCAAAACAAACTTCAGGCCAAGAGTTTTGAAAGCGCGATCTATACAAGAAATTCTCACTATTCATATGAACTCAGAAATAATAAACTTAGAATATTCCCCTCTACAACTACCGTTACTCCGAAAAAAATGTGGTTTGAATTCATAATTCGTAACCAAAATGATGCTTGGGACGAGGAAAATGATCGCAGGACTAGCACCACCGGTGTTAATAATATGAACACGCTACCTTTTGAGAACATACCATATAATAGTATAAATTCGATAGGGAAACAGTGGATTAGGAGATTCACTCTTGCTTTGTGTAAAGAGATGTTAGGATATATAAGAGGAAAATTCGCAACTATACCGATTCCGGGCGAAGCTATAACTTTGAACGGAGATGCTTTGATCGGCCACGCGCAACAAGAACAGACCGCGCTTAGAGATGAGTTAAAAGCAGTCCTTGATGAGTTGACCTATTCTAAACTGGCTGAACAAGAAGCAGCCATGGCCGATGCAGCTGTAAACTTGCAGGCAAAAGTGCCGTTAACTGTGTTTGTAGGATAAGGGAGGCGAATTTGACAAATGCCAAAATGGTCTCAACCAAAGCAGCCGCCGCCGCCTCTTTTTGCTGGTAAAAAAGAGCGCGACCTCATCAAACAAGTTAACGATGAACTTATTGAAAGAGTTATCGGGCAGCAAATATTGTACTACCCGATAAGCTTGGAGCACACAAACTTTCACGATCTTTATGGAGAGGCGATGGTTAAATCATTTTTGCCCCCGATCAGAGTATACGCTTTGGTAAAT